CAACATCAACACCAGCTACATATAGTCTACCTTCTTTTGGAAGTTCCCAAATCTTATAAGAACCATCCATGTAAACATATTCAGGTGATGATGCTTTTGTTCTTAGTGTATCAAAAGTAGCTGCATTGATCGATGCTTCGCCTACTTCATCAAATACACATTCAAATTCTCTTAAAAAGTCTTCGGGAGAAGCCATAGAACTCATTGTTTCTTTCTTCCATTTTTCATCTCTGCCCGGAACATCATACCACGGGACTTTCATATGCACCCAATTGTTTTCCTGTTTAACAGAACCGTCATATAATTTAAAAAACAATCCAGCAGTATCCCTGGGTGTTGAAGCCATAATAATTTTAGACTTCTTTGAATTTGAAATAATGGGGTATACAGAAGCCCAAAAGCCTTCTAAAAGATGGCAATTATGAGATGATACATCATTAGTAATATAGGTGCCGCCATCAACATTTAACACATCGTATAAATCAATTTTATTTTTTATTTTTTTGACACTTACAACCTGCTTTGTTCCTCCAATTTTTTTTATCTTTCTCCTTCTTGATTTTATAGCTTTTACAAATGATTTAATAGTTTCTAGTTCATGATCTGGACTACAAATTAATTTACTACCATCATCAAATGTCAATTCACATGCTTGCTTGCCTTTATGGCAAGATATATTATCAAAATCTTTCCATCCAGTTGTTGTTAAGACTTCCCAGTCTTTTGGATTATTTTCTACCATAAAAAATATAATCTTTCTCTGTTATTATTTTAAATTCATATCCATTCAATGCACACCATTCTTCAGCAAATTTCTTTTTTAAAAGAAAATTTGAATTTAATAATTCAGATGTGGGTTTAATTTCATATATAATTTTATTTTCGCGATCAGTAAAATCTGTTATATAAATACGCTCAACATTATTTTCTATATATATCATTCTAACTGATTCATACTCTAAATGAAGATTTTTTTCATGAAATATTAATTCCCAGTTGCTTCTGTATGATATGCCTGTTATCAAAGATTTGAGTCTTTTAGACCACTTTCTATTTTCTGATTTAGGTGAGTACTCACCATTTAAAATTTTTGCTTTTAACGATCTCGAAATCTTTTCATTCGAACCCATTTTTATTCTATGTTCTCTGTCGCGCTTTTTGTATTCATCCGTCCATTTTTTTGCATTACTTTCGCCAATCTTTCTTTTATTTTCTTCAGATAATTTCCGACCAGTTAATGATATTCTCTTTTTTTCTTTTGCTTCGGGAGTTAACATCATCCACGTTCCACGTTTCTTGGCTTCACTTGATAAATGCATTTTTAAACATTCTTTACTGTCACAACACTTGCCTAGAGTATAGCCAAATAACATAACTTCCTTACCACATATGCATTCAATTTTACTTTTATCAATTTCGTTGCATAAAAATTTACATCTCATTAAAAGTGTAATATTTTTATATTGTTTTGTGTGTTCGTATATGGATTTTACTAGTGATGTTTTAAAACGCGCAGACGTTGATCGCGGCACCATATATTTACCGTTTTTCAAAAATGTTGATTTAATTAAAGATTTTGTTTCTTCTATGCTATAAATTTCATTTTGAATATTATTTTGTCCTTCTAGTATTAGATCGACCATACGAGTCTATTTATAAGGATTAAAAAAATTATAGGCTTCACTTATGGATATAGATTTGATTTCACCTGTAATTTTTGATTTTATTTGAATTTGACTATCGCCTTCAATGCACTCAATCCAGTCCGCTTCGTCGACAAATAATAAATTAGCTGAACTACCACGACCTGCTGAACCAGTTGTGGTAGTAATACCTATGCGAGATCCGTTTGCCAATTCCATGGATTCTTTTCCATATTCTTTCACCCCAGGTTTCAACCAGTTAGGCAATTCTTCATATGCTAATCGAATTCTTTTAAAAATTTCTTTAGCAGTACTTTCTTTATTGGCTACTATTAGAATATTTTGATGTTCATTAAAGCAAGCAGTCCACAAACAATAAATGGTTGATATAGTGCTCTTACCACTTTGTCTTGCAAATAATAACAACGAAAAACGATTATCGCGCATCATCCTTAATGCTTTCTTTTGATAAGTATGAAGTGGTATTTTAATTTTGCCATCATCTGGAGCAATGATATGAAAATAATTTTCTGCAAAATGTAATATATTATCTTGACATTTTTTTATTTCTTTAATCTCTTCAATACCATAATCAAACTGTGCGTCAACTGTTGGTAGATTAGGATTGTTCAAATAGACTTTTTGTCTGCCCATGTATAAATAGTTATCTATATGAACAAAAAAGGCTCACCAACATTTCAGAGTAGCTCTGATAAGAAAATCCATCCCTATATGACACCACCCACCTTAGCAGGTAAAAAAGGTGTCACATCTATGGGTGTTACAGAACCCAAAGAAATTGATTTCTCAAAAAGAGAAGAAAGTTGTGACTCTTGTGAAAAAGTAGCTAAAGAAAGTATAAATACATCCAATATGAGTAAATTTTTATTCGACAAACTATTTGAAGACGTAATGTCAGGTTCTGAATTCGGTGGCGGAGGCGATGCTGCTGATCTCGGTATTGATGTTGGTGGTGAAGAAGGCGGAGAAGATCTCGGTGGTGGAGACGAAGTTACCATTACACTTGATCGTGCTACTGCTGAAAAACTCATGGACCTTATCCAAGGTGCTATGGGTGGAGTTGGCGAAGATGAAGGAGAGCTTGATGGTGAAGGCGGAGAAGAAGGTGGTGAAGATTTCGGGGGTGAAGATGAAGGTGAAGGAGCAATGGGCGAATCCATTGAAGTTGTTGCTGAGCCAAAACCTTTTGGTGCAAAAGCTGAAACTCTTCAAAAAAGAGATAATAAAGTTTCTTCTAAATACAAAGCAGCTGGCGGTAAAGCACATACCGGAAGCATTCCAGCTTTGGAAGCAGAACCAAAAGCATTTAGTGGTAAGCCCGAAACACTTCAAAACAAGAATAATAAGGTTGCTGGATTCAGTACATCTGGAACAATCTTTGGTTCTTAATTTCTTAGTAAGCTAATAATTTTAAGAGACTCTATGAAAGTAGAGTCTCTTTTTTTGTTTAAACATAAATAATAATATGTTTCCTACTTTTAAGGAATTTTATTTAGAGAATAGAAAAGGAGAAAGAAATCCGCACCATTTAAATTCATTTAAGGGCTTTACTAAAAAAACTGAAGGTAACTTCAACATGACATATGATGTCAATAGAAAGACAAATGAATATGAAGAGGCAATAAAAAATTTAAGATCTGGCGCCGCTTCATTTTTAATCGTAACAAAACCTTTTGAACATTATATAAAACAAACATATCCCCAACACAATTTTCCTACAGAACAAGGAGAAAAAGTAGCATTAGGTAGATCTGGCGATTCTACTAATCAAGTTTTTCTTTCTATGAATAACATGGGACAATACGTTCTTACCAACAAATAAAATGTCTACTTATACATGTTATTATTCTGGGGCAGGAAATGGGAGCCTTTGTTATGAATTATACGATAAGACTCGTTTACAACCCGATATGCAATTAATTCAAAATACAGTAGATGAATCAATTAATTTATTGGGTCAAAAAGTAGAATATTTTGTTAATACATATCAACCCGTTAGTGCCGATAATTTATACGGTGAACAGCCCACCATGGTATATCACGGGCCTTACACAATAAAGATGATCATTAATCTAAATGAATCTTCATTAGCATTATCAAAATTTGGCTTCAATGCAGAGGATGAAATAACAGCATTTGTTTCTATACAAGGCTATAAAAGAGTCTTTGCAGAAGATTGGATTTATATGAGTCTTGATCAACCCGTAGAACCCAAAGCAGGTGATGTGTTTTGTATGACTGAATATGGGAGTACAAGATCACATGGAAGGGCGGGTAATTATTTTATAATTACAGAAAGACGTGATCAAGATATATCTGATATTAATCCTTTAGGAGGTCATTATACATGGAGATTAGCAGCTAAACGTCTTGAATATTCATTCCAACCCGGCATATCTGGTGAATCTAAAAATGATCAAGTTTATGACGATACGTTTGCGGGATTATTGTCTACAAATATTACCGAAGACCCACTGACTAATAATATACCAGTAACTTTCGTTGAGAGTTTGGTCGAAAACAATTTCCCTGATGAATTAGGTGATTATGTGGGGGATTATGCTGATGCATTGGATGGGGGTATTGTTGATCCGCCTGCCGCTCCGGGAGATGATGGAGGAGATTTTTAAAATTTTATGTCAATACCAGGATCAACACCTACACCACGTAAACTATACCCAGGTAGTACTGATGAAGAGAGTAAACTATACTTCGATATGTCAGTAAACAACACTTCTGTATATGGGGGATTTTCTGTAGGGCCCGAAGAGGGCGAAGGAGGCGATGGCGATCAAATAGTACAACCACCATCTGTAGCATTTAATCAAATTAAAAATATTGTTATTAACAATGTGAATGATACTATGAATGACTTTATCCAGCGCGATATTGATGTTGTTCAAGGAGGAGATTTTTAATTATACAAAATTTTTACCAGCTACTGATCCATACCATGTATTTCCATCTACACTCATAAAGGAATATATATCTGTTGCACTTGCAGTTGGTGTTATTGTGGGTGTACCACCGCTCCATTTAATTGTTTTACCTGTAAATGTCCACGTTACTGTCCTGTTACCTGTTCCATCTTGTGTCAAAAGCATCAAAAACGAATTAACACCCGTTGGGATATTTTGAAGTTGGAAACTTGTAATATTTTTATCTAATGTAATTGGAAATACTGTACCTTGTGACAAATCCACTGTATATATAAAAGTGCTTAGAATAGCTGTAGACACAGATGTTTCCGAATATGATTTAAATTTTACATATGTAGTAACTGCATTCCAATTGGCGCTATTACTTGTAACAGTACTATAAGTAGATTGCCAATTACTCGATAAAGCCTTTAGATCATTTCCCTGATAAGACCAATTGGCGCTATTACTTGTAACAGTACTATAAGTAGATTGCCAATTACTCGATAAAGCCTTTAGATCA